AACTTTAAGCACTTTTTTATCATTTGGATAAATGTCGTTGTGAGCATACATTTCATCAGATTCTCTTTGAATGTTCTCACTTAACATGCGATGTGCTTGATTAAGTAATTCTGCTCTGATCTCAAAGCCTGATTTATTGGTTGTGTTTGTCATATTGTTCTCCTGTGTGTGTGTGTATGACGTACCTTAATGGTACGTTATTATTTATACAAAAGGTATTTATCCCTATTGACATCTGGTTACATATAAAGTATTATAAATACAGTATAAGAGGAAGTAAAAATGGCATATTCAGATAAGGTAGTACAGAGATTTCAAGATGTTTTAGATAATCCAGCGGCACATGGCGTAGGTAGGTTCGATCCTAAAGACCCAAATGTAGCTACAGGCATGGCTGGAGCACCAGCATGCGGTGACGTTATGAAACTAGATTTAAAAGTAAATCCTGATACAGACATTATAGAGGATGTTAAATTTAAAACTTACGGTTGTGGTTCAGCAATAGCTAGTTCTACAATGTTTGTTGAAATGCTTAAAGGCTTAACAATGACTGAGGCTCTATTAATTAAAGATAAAGATATAGCAGACGCATTAGAGTTACCGCCTATTAAGTTACATTGTTCTGTATTAGCAGAAGATAGTATTAAAAAAGCACTAACACATTGGGACGAAAAGAAAGCCCATAGATTACACAACGGAGGACCGGACCTTGACACAACCGAAAACGTTTGACCCAATGATGATAGCCACTTCACGTGGTCCTATTGTTGACTTTACAGAAGACGCATTAGTAGAAGTCGTAAAGAAGATTAAGGACAAAGGAGTTGCAGGAGTTAGATTTGGTTTAACAGGTGGAGGTTGTGCTGGTTTTGCATACGAATTTAATTATGCAGAAAAAGGTGAAGATGCAGATATACCAATAGACTTTGGTGATTTTACTCTTTGGCTTGATCCTATGTCAGAAATGTATTTAGAAGGCACTACTATTGCTTGGAAGGTTGAAGGACTTAATGAGGGATTTGAATATAGGAATCCTCAACAGTCATCCTCATGTGGTTGTGGTATTAGTGTAGGGTTCAACTAGGAATAAGAAATGACAACAACCAACATAACAAATGTAACAGAAGCATCGTGGTCCTCAAACAATCCTAACGAGCTAGATTACTTACGACCTAATGGTTTTAAGTTCCAAGTCCACAATATTCCAAACGTTTCATATTTTTGCCAAGCAGCTAACATTCCAGAGATGAATATGATACCTGCCGTACAATCAACACCACTAGTAGACATACCTCACCCAGGCGAGAAGATAGAATTTGGACAGTTAATGATTAGATTCCTTATACAAGAGGACATGATTAACTATAAAGAGCTATACAATTGGATGGTTGGGTTGGGGTTCCCAGAAGATTCTAAACAACACGCAGCTTACGGACTATCACAGGGATATAGATTCCCAGACTCGGATGGAGGCTCTACATCATATAGTGATGCAACACTAATGATCTTAGATTCAAACAACAACCCAATACAAAAGATAAACTTTAAGGACGCGTTTCCTGTAAGTATTCAGGGACTAGATTTTGAGATATCAACTGGTTCCACGGAGTATATGGTGGGAGTGGCTATGTTTAGATATACCTCTTTCACACTTGAAACTCCTTAGTACCAAACGGTACAATTAAACGTTGACATAAGCAGTCAATAGTCGTATAATGTATATATTATAAAGAAGGTGATGTGTGAAAACGCTTAACGAAATACAAGATGAATGGAGTATAGACTGTAAGGTTAATGAACTTAACCTAGGACAGGAATCTACACGAATACCAGAACTACACTCAAAATACCTGAACCAATTAACAACATTTAAATTACAACTTAGAAAGTCTCAATCAGATCTATTAAGTCTCAGGCGTGTGAAGTGGAAGTACTTTCGCGGTGAGTTGGACCAAAAAGAACTTAACAATTTAGGCTGGGATCAGTACTTAGGAAACGCTCCTTTGAATAATCAGATGAATGAGTACCTAGATACAGATGCAGATGTAATTAGACTAACAGATAAAGTTGAGTACATTAATACATGTCTTACACAATGCGATTATATAATGAAGTCTATTAATAGTAGATCATTCGATATTAAAAACGCCATTGAATGGACCAAGTTTACTAACGGAATTATATGATAACAGTTACCAAGAAAGATGAGGTTTATCTACATGTTGATACTGATTTAAGTACCGACTCTGAGATAAACGACTTCTTTACATTCGATGTACCGGGTGCCAAGTTTATGCCCATGTATAGAAACAGAATGTGGGACGGCAAGGCTAGATTATATAGTATGTACACCAAAGAATTGTACATTGGATTACTACCTTACTTGAAAGAGTTTGCTCAAACATTAGAGTACCCAATAGAAGTTAACATGCCTGAAATAGGCGAAACACTTGACATAGAAAAATTTACTAAGGAGCTTAAATTACAAAGCGATGAAAAAGATATCGAGATTCGGGACTATCAAAAAGAAGCAGTCACCCACTCTATTAAAACTGGAAGGACTCTACTACTATCTCCTACTGCTAGTGGTAAGTCTCTTATCATTTACAGCCTCATTCGTTATCATCAGATAAAGGGTAGGAAACAATTAATTATTGTACCTACTACATCACTGGTAGAACAAATGTACGGTGACTTTGCAGACTATTCTACAGCAAATGGCTGGAAGGTACAAGACAACTGCCATAAAATATATGGCGGTAAAGAAAAGACTAATGACTTCCCTGTTACAATAAGTACATGGCAATCTATCTACAAGTATCCTAAGAGTTGGTTTGCAGAATTTGATGTTATGTATGGAGACGAGGCACATTTATTTAAGGCTAAATCCCTAACAACTCTTATGAACAAGTGTGTTAATACACCTTATAGAATAGGAACTACGGGTACTCTAGATGGCACAAAGACTCATAAACTAGTATTAGAAGGTGTGTTTGGACAGACACATAAAGTTACAACAACTAAAAAGTTAATGGACGACAAACAACTAGCAGAGCTAAAGATTATATGTTGTACAATAAACCATAAGGATGAGGATAAGAAAATACTCTCTAAGTCAACATACCAGGAAGAGATAGATTGGATCGTTAAATGTGAGGCAAGGAACAATATAATTAAGAACCTTACTTTGGCACAAGACGGTAATACTCTAGTGTTATTCCAGTATGTAGAAAAACATGGTAAGGTTATATACGATATGATTAAACAATCTGCTAAAGGTGATAGGAAAGTGTTCTTTGTCTATGGTGGTACTGACACGGAAACCAGAGAAGGAATTCGGGCATTGACAGAGAAGGAAAAAGATGCTATAATAGTTGCATCATACGGAACGTTTTCTACAGGTATAAATATAAGGAACTTACATAATATTGTTTTCGCTTCACCTAGTAAGAGCAGGATAAGAAATTTACAGAGTATAGGTAGAGGACTCAGACGAGGTGGACAGAAGACTAGATGTAATTTGTTTGATATTGGTGATGATTTATCATGGAAGTCCAAAAAGAATTATACTTTGTATCACTTAATTGAGAGGATCAAGATTTATAACGAAGAAGGTTTCGATTATAAACTGGTAAAATTAGATGTCTGAACCTAGCATAGTTAAATTAGCAAACGGTACCACACTAGTAGGTAAGGTAGAGCTCGGCCCCGATTCTATAGAGATAACACACCCAATAGAATTAGTAAGCCAGGTATCTAATATCCCTGGACTAATAGGTGAACAGATTAATCTTAGGCCTTGGATAGCAATTGCCGAAGGACAAACATTTACAATAGATTCTCAGCATGTTATTACAACAGCAGAATTACAACTAAGTTTCCATGAAGGGTATCATAGAATGGTTGATCAGATTTATCTTGAATCAACAAACTGGACCGGTAGTTTTATCGGTGAAGAAGAAGAGGCTCCCCAAGAAGAAAATAGTTTTGAGGACCTAGAAGAATTACTAGATTATGCAGAAGCAATAGATAAAAAACAAATACATTAAGGAGTATATATTATGGCTAAAAGACGTGACCCAAACTCGGCACATTACATTGACAACAAAGAATTCTTAGCAAGGATATCTGAGTACCGTACTTCCAGGTTGGAAGCAGAAGAGAGTGGTGAAGAAAAACCACGTGTAACAAACTACATCGGAGAATGTTTTGTTAAGATTGCAAACCATTTAGCTTACAAGGCAAACTTTGTAAACTATACATTCAGAGATGAAATGATCCTAGACGGCATTGAAAACTGTCTTACATATATGCACAACTTTGATCCAGCAAAATCATCTAATCCCTTTGCTTACTTCACACAAATAACATACTACGCATTCATTAGACGTATTCAGAAAGAGAAGCGTCAGATGGAAACAAAGTTCAAGTACATTAAATCGTTAGACATTGAACAGATTCTAGAGAATAGTGCAGACGGTACTGAACACACTAACGACTACTTAGGTTATATGAGAAATATTATTGAACAAGCTGAAGCAGATAATATTAAAGCAGACAAACAGAACGAAGGCAAGAAGATGCCTAAACGTAGACCTAAATACTTAGACGAAAAAATTAAAGCAGCAGAGGCTTTGGCAGCAGCAGAGGCAGAAGCAGAGGCACTTAACCCCACCGAGAAAGTAATTGAAGAAAACGGTCAACCAAACGACGAATTTATGTCTTGACTTCTACCTAGGACTTATATATAATACCATATTATGAAACAATCAAAACTTAGATACAGCGAAGCTTTTTATAGCATCCAAGGCGAAGGCAGATTCGTAGGAGTCCCTAGTGTATTCTTGAGAACTTTCGGTTGCAACTTTGAGTGTGCAGGCTTTGGACAGGAACGTGGCAACTACCTTGCTACAGATCAGATGCCCTACATGTTAGATCCTAAGGGCGATAAAAATCATCCAGACGCTTACAAAGACATATCAGAACTTCCAGTTACACCTGTTGGATGTGATAGTTCTGCTTCATGGGCTATGAAATATAAGCATCTACAAATGACAAAGACTTCTGATGAGGTATTTGAACATATCGTCAGCCTACTACCTAATGGGAAGTTTGATGAGAAGGAAGACATACATTTAGTTATTACAGGTGGTGAACCTTTGTTAGGCTGGCAGAGAGTATGGCCTGAGCTCATACAAATGTGTATGAACATAGGATTAAAGAATGTAACGTTTGAAACTAATGGCACACAAAAGGTTACACCAGCACTAGTAGAGTTTTTTAATGCGAACCACGATAAAGTACATGTAACATGGAGTACATCTCCTAAGCTAAGCCTTAGTGGTGAAAAGCAAGACGAGGCATGTATTCCAGACGCACTGGTTACAATGAATCAGGTATATAACAGCTTTCTATATAACAAATTTGTTGTTCGTGATATAGAAGACTTTACTGAGGTAGACTATTTTGTTCTACAGTATCAGAAAAGTGGGGTACAGATACATTCGGTATATTGTATGCCAGAAGGCGCAACAATGGAACAACAAGCACTAACAGCAAAAGACGTAGCAGAGGCATGTATGAAGACTGGATATAAATTTAGTCCTCGATTACATATAGATCTCTTCGGCAACGCATGGGGGACATAAAATGTGGGAACGATTTAAAGAAGTAATGTGGGGAGACACCTCACCGATAGCGATACCGAAGGAACAATGGCTAGATACAGATCCAGATCCAGCAGACGTATCAATAGATACAGCATATAAAACAAGATGGATATGGTATCACACAATTTTAGCATTAGAGTTACTGTTGGTTATTATAATTCAGCTATGTATCCTAGTTGTACTGGCGGTAAAAATATGAGTGAGCCTAAAATGTATATCAACTGGAGTCAGATGGAAAAGATTGTCCAGTTGTTGGCATTACGAATAGGTGAGAGAGAATATAAAAGAGTAATAGGCATTAGTAGAGGTGGACTTATACCAGGGGTTATGATATCTCAGATGTTAGACATACCTTTTACAGCTCTACAATGGCAGACAAGAGATGGTAGCGATAAAGATGTACCAACTCTACTTAACTTAGAAGAGAACGTAGACGAGCTGATATTTGTAGATGATATATGTGACTCTGGGTTAACAATACAACAGATAAAAGAGTACATGCCTGCTAGCCAATGGGCGGTACTTTATGATAAAATTGGTACAATGGAGCTTGACTTTGTAGGTAAGACTCTGTATAATAACACACAATGGTTAGTATTTCCGTGGGAGAAAAAATAATGACAGATTTAATGAGCGAGATAATTAAGACAAGACTAAAGGCAGACGGTAAACGTTACTTTGCCGCTGATAATATTTCAGAATATATATTAGATGACTATGAGAGACAACAACTTATAGACGAGTTGGCAAGTAAGTTTCAAGGAGTATTAAGTAGTCTTATTATAGACACAGACAATGATCCAAATTCAGAAGGTACAGCTAATCGTTTGGCAAAGATGTATATTAATGAGATAATGAGTGGTAGGTATTTACCAGATCCTAGGATAGCTTCTTTCCCTAACGAAGGCCAGTACGATCAACTAATTGTTGTACGAATGAATATTAAATCCATGTGTTCACATCATCACCAACCAGTGAGTGGTGTATGTTACATAGGGTGTTTGCCAGGTGACTTTGTTATTGGTTTGTCCAAGTACACAAGAGTTGCTCAGCACTTATCAAATCGCGGACACTTACAAGAAGAGCTAACAGAAATGATAGCAGAACGTATTGAGAAACTTACACAAAGTAAGGGTGTAGCAGTTTACATTAGAGCGAGACATGGTTGCTGTGAGAACAGAGGCATAATGGCAAGTAATAGTTCTACACAAACAACGGTTGTTAAAGGTGAGTTAAAAACTAACATACATCTTAAACAAGAATTTATGGACAATATTAAATTACAGGAAATAGGCAATGGACACATCTAAAAAACATGTAGTAATTGACTTAGAAACTCTAAGTACAGAACCTAACGCATGTATTGTATCTATTGGGGCAGTACTAATTGACAACATGGAAATTGTAGATACGTTTTATATTAATGTAGATGCTAAGTCATGTAAAGAGGCAGGACTACACATAGATCCTGGTACAATTAAGTGGTGGCAAGAACAAACTGTCGAGGCTAGAGAGGCTTGGCAAAAAGATCCTGTTGATCTACAAGAAGCACTAGACAAATTTGTGTCTTGGTACGGCACACAATCATTCCCAGCATGGGGTTACGGTGCCAACTTTGATATTGTTATATTAGAGAGTGCAATGAAAGCAGTGAACGTAGACATACCCTGGAAGTTCTGGGACATATCTTGTTTACGAACTCTTATGAATGTATTGAATAAAAGATTGCCCAAGGCAAATAACCACAATGCTTTAGACGATGCAACAGCAGAAGCTAAGGTGTTAATTGAGATTCTTAGATCATGATTAAAAATAGAAAACTAGACTATGTTGTTTCGGGTACTAGCTATATGAGATTTAGTAATCCTAGTGTAGCAAAAGACGAGACAAACTCCCAGATAATAAACATGCTTATAGACAAGTTAGTAACTGATGTACATAGCCACAAGTTTTCTATGCTTTACAACGCACATACAGAGTCAAGCTTTGGTGACAGGTTCACAGTATATAAGCCTCATGTAAATGAGATCCACGCAGACTCAGGTGGACTACAGATTGTTACCCAAGGTATGGTAATTACAGATGAATTAAAAGATAAAGTATATGAGAACCAAGCCAAGTGGGCAGACGTTGGCATGTGCTTTGATGAGATACCTGTTATCCTTACAGGCGGTAAGTCAGATAGAAACGATACAAAGGCTAGGTTCTTTGACTTTGAGAACTATGAAGAACTGGCTCGTAAGACAGGCAGAAATGTTAAAAGACAATTAGAAATATTTGATAAAGCAGGTAGTACATGTAAACCTTATATTATCCTACAGGGTAACTGTATTGATACATACCTTAGATGGTATGAGCTTCTAATGGAAGAAGTACCATCAGAATGGCACGATAGAATTGGTGGTGTTGCAATGGGAGCAGCGGCTCTAGGCACCGGCCCATTAGAAGATGTTAAAAGAGCCTTTATTGCCTCTGAGATTGCTAAGATATGGCCACAAGAGATCATGCACTTACACGTCTTGGGAGTAGGTAGTATCAGACGTATGCTTCCTTACTTAGTCTTTTGTCAGAACGGTTTGTATGACAATGTAGAAATATCATATGACTCTACTACACACAGCAGGGCGGTTGAGACGGGTTTATATTACATGGGTAAAGGCACAACTAAGTTCAATAGGAAAATGTCTAATTTGTATCGTGAAATGTACAATAACGTGCAGGAAACAGTCCAATTGGGCGTAGATCTAGACGAATTTCACGAGCTTATGAACACCCCTTCCTTAAAAGCTAAAGAGAAATATGGCAACTTAAACACTTGGATCTATGTTAGGACAGCATTTATCCTAATGTCCATTAGAAACTTTATGGCACACTTAGAATCTATGATGTTAGACAAGGATACCTTATTGAAGTTTACGGGTAAGTTAAAACTTGACGGACAGTTCAGAAACTTGTACAATGTAACTAATCGTGAAGAATACGATGCCTGGGAAAACAACCAGTATTTAGGTGGCAGTATGAAGAGCATGGCTGTTGGTACGGAGGCACCTAGTAGTTTAGAGGATTTATTTGAATGAACATATTTTTACTTAATGAAAACCCACTACTATGTGCAGAACAACATTGTGATAAGCATGTTGTTAAAATGGTAATTGAATACGCACAACTAATGTCTACAGCACATAGAGTATTAGACGGAGATTTATATGGAGACAAAACAAAAAACGGTAGAGCTATCAAGCGATGGAGACATAGTAATAACAATATGGAATCTACATTATATAAGGCAAGCCATGTTAACCACCCAGATGGTATCTGGGTTAGAAGTAGCTCTGCCAATTATAATTATCTATATGATCTATGGTATAAACTATCTAAAGAATATACTCACAGGTATGGGCGTACTCACTTAACACAAGAAAAATTAGAACATCTTTTGAAGTACGCACCTAAAAATATTCCATTTGCTAGTGAGGCAGATGTAAAAGGATTACCGTTGGCAATGCCAGACGATGTAAAAGGTGAGAGTGTAGTCAACTCTTATCGCAGGTATTACAACAAATACAAAATTGACTTTGCTAAATATACAAACAGAGAGGACCCAACATGGCTTATAAGAACCGCTTCATAAAAGTAAGCTTCCAAAAAGAGGGAGTACATTTTTTCCCAGGAGCAGATACAAATCCTAAGTATGCTACAGGTGAATGGGACGATGTTAGCTTTTTAGGATATCCTCACAGACACATGTTCCATTTCTATGTAACACTCGGTGTAGAACATAACGACAGAGATGTAGAGTTCATACAATTTAAACGTGAACTAGAAAGACTTTATGACGAAGTAGACAGCTCTACCGCAGTCCTCGAACTAGACCACCAGTCTTGTGAAATGATAGGTGAAGCTCTTATAAATTATATAGAAGAACAGTATCCTAACAGACCTGTTAGAGTTGAAGTATACGAGGATAATGAGAATGGAGGGATAATAGAAAATGATTTATTTAGTTGATTTAGAATATGTAGAGACTAGATATACAGCTCAGTGGAAAGACGAGTTCCCCCAGTCAATATCTGATAGAACAGGACAGGACGTTACTGTTATAGAAGGACCAGAAGACATAGCAAATGGCACCACTCCCGGTGCCTTCTTAGACTTTGCAGGCACGAACATTTATAAGTCTGAACAAGTTAAAATTATAGCAGATCTTTTTCAGAAAGAAAAAGTAGAAGATGGAGATCACTTTGTCTTTGCAGATGCTTGGCACCCTGGTGTGTTACAACTTAAATACATGGCAGAGTTATTGAACGTTGATATAACTACACATGGTTTATGGCACGCAGGTAGTTA